GACTGTCAGCCGGGAACGGGTCATTCGGAACAATGTCCAGCTCTTGCACCAGATCCTGCTCGCGCAGGATGACAAGCGTCTCACCGTTGGCCGGTGCCGTAAGCATCGTGACATTGCCGCCGCCAGCATCGCCAACGCCGCTCACCGTGTAGTCCGACGTGATCGTCTGCACGGCCTCGGTGCCGTTAGCCGCGCGCAGGATCACCGTCAGGTCATCTTCGTCGAAGATCTTGTAGGTGTACGGAAAGACGGTCGTGGAACCGTTGCCTGCGTAGCTTACGCGGTTAGTGCTGCTGCTGACTGTCATCTCACGCCCTGTTCTTGAAGCCGCTGCCGATCCCGGTATGCAGTGGCGAGGTTATCATACTCAGGCATCTGTAGCAAAATCTGAAACGCCCGTTCGTAATAGCGATCTTCAATGCGGCGCAGCATCAAAGCACGATCCCGATCGTTCATCCGCATGTAGGTTGGCCGCGAGATTTCGCGCATCAAAGCGCTGCGGAAATCCATGTTGTTGTACTCGCGCAGCGTCACTTCGTTGCGCGCTAGGTTGGTCAGATCAGACTGCGCTCCAGCGCCAAGCCGCATGCCATCCATGCTTTCCCGATTGCGCAACGGCCAGCCATCAGTCTGCATGGACAGCCGCATCAGCTCTTCTTCCAGCGGCGTCAGCTCTTGGCCGGGAACGATGCGGATGCCCGTCATCGAGTTCCAGATCGCCAGACCTGGGCGGTTCGCAATGCTGATGTCTTCTGCGCCCACCACGTTGCCGAGCGTATCGTAGATGACGGCGTTGGTGTCACGCTCATCGCGGAACATGCTATCTTGCGCCTGATAGGCGTCGATTGCGTCAAACAACTGCCGAGCCGTCGCATCCCAGTCACCGCGCGGCATGCCGACCATGCGGAAATTGGTCTCGCCGTTGGGCAGCAGGAACGTGCTGTCGCCAGCGGCAGCCCCAGCCTGCACTTGCTCCAGAGTGTAATACTCCAAATCGTCGCGCGGCGTGACGCGGGTCGGATCTTGAATGCGAGCGATCGAGCGCTGCAGCGCGCTGACCGGGCTAGGTACGCCAGCGGGCGTGGCAGCCTGCGCAGGGCCGCGCAAAAGCTGCTCAACCGAGCCATACTCAAGCGCGGCCACCACATCGCTCATGCCCTGCAGCATGGGCAGCTCTTGGTAATAGTCCACTGTAGCCAGCAGCACGGCAGCCGCGATGTTGTTCCGCTGCTCTGGATCGCGCGTCATGGTCATGCGCTGCGTTGCGTCAGCGGTGATGCCGATCACAGAGGTCAACGGGCCATAGCCTGCATAGCTGACATAGGTCAGCGGGCCGTTGGGCCGACCGTAGATGTCGTAGAGCGGCAGCGGGTCGCCATCCTCATCGGTCGGGAAACCTTCACCACGCAGGACAATGCTGTATGGCTGCCAGCCCGGTGGTAGCGCTTCACGCAACCGGGGATCGGACGGCATGCTGCCTGTGATTTGGCCTCCTGTTGCGTATTCAGCCACTACAGTCATCGTGGCTGCGCCGACCGAAAGACGACCCAGCGCAAGCTGCTGCGCGCGCGGGCCGTTCTGACCTGCTATGTCGGACCAAGCTCGCGGGTTGAGACCCATGAATTCAGTGGTGCGCAGAACGTCATTGGTCGGAGCGGTGGCAAACGGCAGGATGAAGCGACCGAACGCGGTCTGCTGCAGCGCATTGGACATCTTTCCGACAATGCCGAGATCGCTGGTCAGAGTGTCGTAGCGCGACCGAAAGTCCAAATCCTCGCGCACAGCACGCGGGTCCAGCAAAACCATGCCTGCGTTGTCGATCGCCTCTTCGCGCGTCAGACCCTGACGCAGCGACATCTGATACCGCCGGTTGGCCGCAACGTACAGCTCACCGCGCATCGAGATCGTCTTGAAGAATTCGTCACCGGCCAACAGCAGCCGGAACGGAATGCGCGCGCGGCGCCCGAACTCATTGATCGCCTGCCCCCAGATGCCGCCGCTGGTGGATCGGATGCCAGGCTCAAAGGTTTCCACGTCAAGCTTGGTTGCCATGCTGGATGGCGTCTCGGTGCGGAAAGCAACAGATGCCGCCTGCATCGCATCGCGGAAGCTGTCAGTCCATCCGCGCACCCGCAGGAAAGCATCCTGCATGTAGACCTGATCCTCGGTCATATAGCGCGGACGCAGGCGTCCAACCGTCTCACGCAGCACAGTGCCATATGCACCGGCCACCATTTCAGCCGGGAGCTGGTACAGCATGAACGATGCCGTGCCGACGATGTTCTTCATCTGCGTGGCCGGGTTCGACAGCAGGCCGGTCAGGTAAGCCTCATGCACGGCAGCCTTGGTGCGAGCATACCAGCCCCGCTCCGCCAGCCGGTTGATTGCGGCCAGTCGCTCGCTCTCCGGCAGGGCGCTGGTCGCCAGCAGACGATCAGCCAAAGCCGAGGTGCTGACCTCAAGGTCACCCTCATTGATCAAACGCTGCGCCTCTGCGTTGAGACCTGCAGCGTCCAGCTCACCAGATACTGGGATGCGGAACGACTGCAGCGCTCGGGCTGCTTCAGTCTGCGCGCCCTTCAGTTGCAACTGGATGCCGCTGTGGATCGCAAGCTGACGACGGAAGGCAAGCCGATCAGCAGCAGTGGCCTGCCCGCTCCGAATGCTTTCGGCAAGATTGGTCAGCCGCGTGGCCGAGCGCACCAGCAGTTCGCGGGCTGCCAGCATCTGCTCTGCATTCAGCGCGCCGTCACCGATGCGGCGTGACAACAGCCTGCGCGTCATGCCGACCTCATCAGCGGCCAAGCGCGCAGCCTCTTGGGTCGTGACATCGTTCGTCCTGATACCGCGCGTCACAGCGGCTTGCGGATCTGCCAAGGTTTCGCCGACAGCCGTGATCGTGGCCAGAACGTCGTCAGGCGTTTCCAGATAATCGAAATTGAAATCGCCGCCGTCTTGCAGACTGCGGATGTTCAGGTCTTCAGCGTCGAGCTGCTGCAGCACCTCATCGGTGATCTCTTCCGGCGCAACGCCGCTCTCTGGCCCAAAGCCACGTTGCTCGGCGGTCAGCGCCCTCTGAGCGCCCGTGCGCAAATCCTCTGCCTGCTGTGCGGCCTCGGTCGCTTGCTCATCCAGCGCCTCAGTCGCCGACTGCAGCACGTCATTGGGCGATTGGGGGCCAGCAGCTCCAGCCTGCGCAGCGGCAAAGTCTTGCGGCGTCGGAGCGCGGTACTGCATTTCTTGGAAGCGCTGCAGACCTTCGTCCGATAGAACCTCTGGGGCTGCTTCAGCCGCCGACCCACGCAGCGACAGCGCGCCCTCATCAGGAACGATCCCAGTTTCCTGTGGTGTCGGCGGGCGTGCAGGCTGGCCGCTGGGGCGCGATTGCTGCACGCTGGGTGCCAACCTCCGCAGCAGCTCAAACATGCCTTCAGCGGCTGGCCCAGCGACCTGCACAGCCTGCTCCGGCCCACGGGCGAACTCCGTCGGCGCGCCTTGCTGCGCCAATGCTTGCCGCTGGACCTGCTCATCCGCGAGGGCTGTGGGGTCGATCGCCATGCTTACTGTCCTTCGCGGAGCTGCTCCGGCGTTTCCATTCTTTCGTCTGGCTCTGCCCGCATCGGCATTGCCTGACGGCTTTGATAGAGGCGCTGCACAAGCGACATCACGTTATTCTGTGACGGGCCTGCCTGATTGCCGGATGATTTCGTCAAGTCTTTCACGGTTCACTCCCTCATATTCATACCACGGGATGTCTCCTCCTTCAAAGGAACTCACCCCAGGGAAATTTTCTGGCAAGACGCCAGAACGCCTCTGCCTCACTTGTCTGAACATATCGTCCAGCTCGGCTTTGGTAAACTGGTATGGCTCGCCAGTGCTGGTCTCATAGACGTAACGGTTGCCACCCTCTGGCGTCCTTTCGTAGCGAACGCCATAATTCCAACGGTGGAACCGTCCTTCCATCACGGGCGTGCCAGATGTCGGGGGTGCGCTTCTAGGAACATCAGGCGTACCAGCCCGCACCACAGCCTCAAGCGTTGGGTGCGAAACGACCTGACCAGACGAAAGCACCCAGCTCTCCCAGTGATAGCGACCGACAGAACCTTCGCCTTCGCGGCCCACCATTCTGTAGACCTCATCGATGCGCGGCGCCAAAGAACGCTCCAAAGCTTCATACTGAGCAAGACCCTGCGCGCCTTCAAACTGACCCATAATGTCGTCGTAAACCTTGTCGCCGCCAGCCCACATGCGGTTGAT